CATAACGCCATTGATGGTATTTAGGAACTAAACAAATAGTTTGCACGCCTAATGCTGCTGAACAATGTAATGCTGTAGTATTAACACCAATTACCATATCAAGTTCAGATATCAATGCTGCTGTATCGTCATAATCATCAGACATAGTCGCAAATGGAAAATATCTAACACCATCTATATGTTCTTTTTCTTTATAATCTAATGAAACTAATACAACATCATCTCTATCTAATAATGGCTGTAAATCTTCTTGAGTTAATTCACGACCTTTTTCATTTGTTCGTTTACTGCCTCCATGTGTAGTTATACCGATAACTTTACATTTCCATGTGTCAAACAACGCTCTCCACATCATAGCACGCTCTGGGTCAGCATATAAATAAGGTTTTCTAGGGAAGTCTTTATTATCATGTCTAAAGAACTCAGGTAATCCACCTATCGCACACCTGTGGTCTATTTCAAATTTATCTAACCAATCTACATTTTCTAATTGTCTAGTGCCATGCACAAAAGCATCAGGAAAACTTCTTTTAAATAATCCTTTTAATTTAGGGTCGCAATCAATATGAACAGCTTTGCTGATAGCAATAGCATCATTAATACAGTCAGCATAGAATATCTCATCACCTAATCCTTGCTCACCATATATCACAATGTTTTTATATGCTTGACCTTCCCAACGTGATTCATCTTTATAATGCCATTCTTTTCTAAATTTGCTATTTAAAGTAAGACCCCATGCTTTCCAGCCGTCTGTCCATTTACCCTGTGCTAAATAAGCATGAGCAAGATTCATTTGTGCATTTTTGTCGTTTGGGTCAGCTTCTAATGCTAATTTACATACATCTTCTGCATTTTTCCATTCAGAAGTTTGAACAAAACTTGCTGCTGCATTGCTATATGCTAGTGCATAACTTGGGTCTAATTCAGCAGACTTTAAAAAATATTTAATTGCATCTTCAAACATATCCATTTCATGACACGCTCTACCGAGTGAAGTCCACAATGCTTTATTGCTAGGACTTTCTTGTAATGCACGTCTAAAGTATTGATATGCTAATGCTGGTTGGTCACCCATTAAATGAATATACCCCATAAAATTTAATGTAGCGTCATCATTTGGGTAATGTTCTAATATGGCGTTAATCAACGGCAACGCTGAGCCGTAATCTTCTTTATTGATTAAATCGTGTATTGCTAATTGAACTCTTTTAAGTTCGTTTCTATCCATGTTTTTTCGTAGTTGTTTTTAACCACGGGTAGTTAGTATTTATTTCTTTGAGTAATTCTTTTGTTTGGTCTTTGTTATATATGTTTATGCCTTTTTCTTTTAACTTCATTTCAATCACAGGAGGAATACTTGCATAATGCACCCATGATTCTTTTACCCCTTTTGACCATGTTTCAGGGTTGTTTCTTGCTTCTTTTAATTTTTCAATTAATGGTGAAAAATCTTGCACATTATGTATCATATGCAAATCTTTAGAAGGGTCGTAATCATAATATTGCATTACGCCTGTTACTGGGTCTACATCAAATAATATTGCCATAATAAAAATAGAGGGATATTTCTATCCCCCTATTATAACATTAAATGCTATTAAGCACCAACGCCTTGAACTTTAGCATGAGCATCAGGGTTATTAACCACTAATGTGTATTCTGCTGTCATCAAGTATTTAGTAGAGTCACCAGTTTTAGCTAGTTCTTCTTTTGTGATTGGACGTAAATTAGCTACACCAACATATTGTGGGTCTAAGCATAATACAGCGTTATCACGCATGAATCTATCTAATTTAACTGTGTGATTACCATAGTCAGAAACATAAACGTCAGCTGCTGCAGTAATGATAGCTTCTGATGTGCCATTTACCATGTGACGTTTTTCAGCGATACCTGCGAAAGCAGAAAATAGCTTTTTGTTTTTAGAAGACATAAGGATAGTTGTTGGTTCGCCACCATCTAACCATGCTGCTTCTAATGCTGATTTTAAATCTGCTTCAACGAAAGTACCTGCTGTACCATCTGTTGGAGCTGCAACTGTACCAGATGAAAATCCAGGTGTTGTTGCTGTAGATGCTGCTGTTGCTTTAACACTATTGCCAGCAATCCATGATTCGATACCAGCTGATGAACGAGCTGTACCTGCACCACCTGCTGATGATGCTTGGTTACGCACTAATGCGTATTCCATATCACGTTTAAGTTCTTTACCAGCTTTCATAAGTTGGTAAGCAACTTCTGATTTTCTGCCATATTTTTTAACAACATCATATGTATTAGAGATGTTTACAGTTTTACGTGAAATCTGTGTGTAGTTACCTAATACTGTTGTTGCTGCTAAAGTAGCGTATGAAGCATCGTCACCTTCTAACTGAGCATTAGTAGCTGCTGCTGCTAATACGTCTGTTTGCCATTGATGGTAAGTTTGACCTGCTGTTGATTTTTTTGCCATTGATAACAATGGTGTATCTTCAGGAGAAATATCATAAATGATATCCTGAAAATCTTCTGCTAAACCTGCACCGGTATAGCTATTGGTTGCTGAAACTGCCATTTTAAAACTCCTTAAATCATTTGTTCGATTAATTTACGTGCTAAATCTGAATTACCTGATTTACGTAATTGGTCACGTATTTTCTTGGAATTAGAATTAGCCATTGATTTTGTGTCTTTAGAACTCGGCTTCACTACCGGTTTAGCACTTGACACTTTTTTCTTTATGACTGGTCTTTTGTTTTGTAGTTTGAGCCATTGCCCAGCATAGTACAAAGTTTTAACGTGTCTTGGGTCAATAATAGAATTCAATTCATTATCGGTAAACCCTAATTCTTTACCAAATGAAATAACTTCTTGGGTAGTCTCTGGACTCCAATTAGGTATTTCTTTAGAAAGCTGTTCTTTACCTTTTTGAACTTTATCTGCTATCAACGCCTGATGCTTTGATAATGCTTCTTGCCTTTTGGTTTCAAACTGTGAAGTTAATTCGTTACGTTGTTGCTGTAACTGATTATATTGCATAAAGAGTTTCTGTGCTTCTACGAAATCACTATCAGTCAATTTCTGCCAATCCACGTCTTTGTATTGGTTTAATTGCTGGTCTAGGTTCGTAATCTTTGCTACATCTTCAATCAACAAATTATTTAATTGAGCCTGTTCCGCAAAAATAGATTCTTGCTGTTTTAATTCTTGTGCAAAAGTTTCTAATTGTTTGCGTTGTTCGGCTACTTCTTGTGTTTTTTTTGTGTAGTCAAGTCCTTGTTGTGCTAATGCCACGACTTCGTCAAGAGGTTTCTCGATTTCTTCACCATTTACTTTTAATTTAACAGTTTCAGTAGGTTGTTCTTCATCAGAATCTTCTTCTTCTGTTTCTTCATCAGCTTCTGGTTCTTCTTCTTCGGTAGATTCTTCTTCGTCTACTACTTCTTCAACGTCAGTATCTTCAGTTTCTTCTTCTTCTACCTCAACTTCTTGTGGTTCTTCAAGATTTAATTGTTCGTCTTGAATATTATCACCAAGCATCGCTTCTAAGCGACTCTGTGGTGACTGCTCTATAGCTTGGTCACTCATTGTATTTCCTTTTTAAAAATTATTTGACGACTCTTACAGGTTCGTTGACCTGTATTTTAGCCATTTTACCTGTTTGCATTACGTCAGTCATTGATTTCTCAATTTGATTTAATACTTGCAGAGCGATGACTAAACGATTGTGCGTTTGTTCATCACCTAATGGACTTGTTTGCATAGCGTCAATAATATGCTCTTTTACGCTGGTAAATGCTTGTTTGTATACTTCGTTATTAAGTATTTTTTCAGCTTGTTCACCACGTTTAATTTCTTCTAATGATTTATCTGTCATGGTCTCAATAAATTAGCTTCTGCTTTAATTTGTGCTACTGCCAAATCTGTTTCAGCTTTTAATTGTGCTTTAAAGCGTTCTAGTTCAGCTTGTGCTGCAATCTTCTCACGTTCTATTATAACATCATTTCTTGAACGTAGTTGCTCTTGTTGTAAATTAGCTTCTGCTTTAGCTTGAGCAATAGCCATATCACCTTGTGCTTTAGCTTGTTCAATAGCCAACTGACCTTGTATCGCCATTGTTGTTGGGTCAGGTGGTGTGCCTTCTTGTTCTGGAGTGTTCGCAGGATTAACCCAGAATTCATCAGGATTTTTGAATCCAGCATTTTGTGTGAGTTTTGCTAATGCGTTATATATTTTTTCAGGTGTTGTTAATCCAACTGACAATGCTTTTTCTTGTAACTGTAAAATTGCATTAATGTGCATTAACTGTTGGTCTTTATTACCTGCACCAAGACCTACAGAAATAGATAAGTCTTTACGATTTTTCCATTCTCTTGGGTCAATGTTTACCCATTTATTTCTGATTCTAACAATATCAGGTTTAGTAACGTTCTGTCTGACTAAACGATGAACGAGTAAGAATAAATCTTTAACACCTGTTTCAGCAAATGTTCTAGCAACTAACTCTAAACGCTGTGAAGCTGCTGACATGATTTGTTGCATACCGTATGCTGTTTTATTTAATGAATCAGCATCTAAACCTTGATTATATGCAGTTACTCCTGTTCTTTTTTCTTTCATGTTATCCATGTATTCGACCATGGTGAAAGAAGTTGGTGGGAACGGAGCGTGTTGTAATGGTAATATAGAAGCAGCTGGTTCACCTTGAACTCGAACAATGCCTCCGGGACGTGAAGTCAACATATCGTCTAGATTAACTCTATCAGAGATAGCATAACGACCATTGTTAGATAAATACATATTATCTAACTGACCACGAATCAATGTAGACTTAATCATTTGAATGTCTTTAGTTAAGTCTGTGTATGAACGTCCAACGTGTCTGTGTGGCATCAGCATTGGTGAAATACAAGCAAATGGAACATGCTCACATGATTCTTCACGATAAACAATTTTGTTACCGATAACTACGTATCTTTTACGCTCACCATTAACTTTAATATAAGTATCACGCACTAATACTTCTGATGTGTCTACGGCTCTGTCGTATTGTTCTGAATAGATATCACGAGCATTAGATTCAATTTCAAACTCGTCCATTTCTGCCATAATAGTATTGATTTCATTTTCATCAATATCAAATGTTTCTGCTACTTCTGCTGGGTGCATTAATTCACGATGTTGAACGAAACGTGCTGTATTTAAATCTGTGCCGATACAATCAACAGATATCATCATATTTTCAGGTGCTACGTTTTTAACGTGTATCTCACCATTGACTTCTTTAACTTTTATTTTAACATCATGTAACATAGCGACCGGAACCATGTTTGGGTCTTGTCCCATCATAGCAACTTGCTGTTTGATTGATTCCATGTCAACAGATGGGTCAGGATAAGCGTCGTGTTCTTCTATTTCAATGTTATCGTCTGATGCCAACATATCTAATTGACCATCAGTTAATCCTTTATATTCTTCTGTTTCGTATTCTTCTTCTTCTTCGTAATAAACTTTAACGTAACCATTTTTAGATAACAGTGCATCTTTAAACCAAACATAAAATATTTCAAATCCGGGATTCTTTTCCATCACAATATGGTTGACGTAATCTGTTTCTTGGTCAGCAGCTTCTACATCTTCTGGGCTTTTAGGTTCAAATCTAACGACTTCATCGCCGGAAACAAATACTTTCAGCAACTGTGGTAATGCAGATTCAATCGTATCTTGAACATCAAAAGATACAACTTGAGAACGACCTTCGATTTCATTACCGAATGGTTCACCCAAATAATAATTGATAGCTTCAGCACGTTCGCCTGATAGCTGAGAATCATTTATGCCATAAGCAATCTGTTCTTCATTATCAATCTTACTGAGTATTTCTTCTTCTGTGAATTTTTCCATTAAACGATTCCTAAATTAGAATACTGTATCGGTTGATTTTGCCATGTTTCATTGGTCATTTTATCAGCTGATACACATAAATACCTAAACGCATCTGCTCCGTGAGAATATTCATCATGAACAGGAGCAGTAGGCTCATTTGTTGTTGTATTAATATTTCTTCTGTAATGTTTTAAACAATCAATTAAACGATTGGCTGATTTATCAAAATAAACTTTATGAAAATTCATTCTTGATATTTTAATTCCTGATTCTATATCAAGTTTAGGAACAATTCTAATATCCCAACCTTGTTTACGCATAATATCTTCAGCTGAGATACCATATTTAAAATCTTTTGATTGACCATCGTGTGGTAAATACATTTGACCCCAATTATATTGTAGGTCTTTTAACTGTGCTGAATAACTATCTAATGTTCTGTGGTCATCTTCTATATAACCAATGACTCTTAAATCTGCTAATCCTTTTTGAACTAGAATGATTGACATGCTATCGTTCCAGCCTAAATCCATAACAACGTGGACTTTTAACATAGGGTCATAAGGAACATTTGTTACTCGACCTTTTTCTTGTGCTTCTCTTATTTCGTCAGCATAAATAGCACCATCAACTGCTGACTTACATTCACCCTCCCAAATGTTTTCATAGTCAGGGCTATTTGCTTTTGAATGTAATCTTTCTTGGTCAAGCACGTCAGGAAACCATGGATTATCTGACCAATTAACTTTAGTAACGATTGAGTTACTCGGAGGATTAACTACAAATCTAGTATAAGTATTATCGCTGTCTAAATCAGGGTTAAATGTTACCCATATTTCTGAATCAGGTTTACGTATCGTAGGGATTAATATGTCCCATGAGCGTTTAGAAACAGTTTGTGCTTCCTCTACCCAACATATATCAACACCTTCAAAAGATTTAATACTTTCTACTGTGTTATTAGCTAGACCGGTAAAGTTAATCTGACTACCATTGACACCTCTTATCTCTGATTCTAATACTTGATAAAAAGCACCATATCCCATTGCTTGTATTTGGTCACTTAATAACTGATGAACAGATTGTTTAATAGAGCGTTGTATTTCCCTCGCACATAATATACGTAAAGGTTTTTTAGCTGCTTCTATTAATAATGCTCTAGCAAATCCCCATGACTTTCCACTACCTCGACCACCATACGCTACTTTGTATCGGTGAGGTTCAAATAGAAAGTTAAGTTTACTCGGAAACTTCTTCGTTTCTTGGTTCTGCATTTACAAACTCAACAGCCACGCTTAATGGTATAGCTGAACCATTAGCACCTGTTATTTCATGTTTATTAGTTTCACTCCACCCAGCTCTAGTTTTTAACCAGAATATCTGTGCTTGAGTGTTGCCTCCGCTTGCTTGTTGATATAACTTTTGACCTATGTTTGCATTTGCATCAACACGACCATCAGTTAATTCTGTTCGATAATGTTTGACTAATGTATCTGAACTAATATCTAATTTAGCTGCGATATCTTCATAAGTAATTCCGACTGCTGCTAATGTTTTAACTAACTTTCGTTTTTCTTCCGTTGGGATATGCTCTACACCTTGCATTTTATCCCCTTTATAACTCCGAAAGTTGCACAATTTTTAATCATTTTCAACTCCATAAATGGTTGGTTGTTTAATATTCTAATGGTATCAATAAATTATTTAATGTAGCACTCCATTCTTCTGCATAATCACAATCTTTGTAATCATCGAAACATGGTGTGCCTATTGTAAAATGAACTAGCTTAGCATCTGGATTGTAATCGTACTCTCCTACTAGCCAATTCCATTCTTTTGGTATCTCACCCATTAAATCTATAAATTGATTATCTAACCATTCAAATCTATGTAAATGTTTACCTGTTGCAGTCATTATATATTCAGGAGTTAATACCCTGTTTTTAAAATGTCCACAATTCCATAGTATAACAGATGACCAGTTCTTTTTAGGATAATCTTCATTTTTATTTCCTAAATATTTGACTGGATATTTTGTTTGGTAATCATGTTTGACTACCGATACTGCTTTTGTTGTATCTATTTCTTTAAGTAACTCTGCAATATCTGTTCGGCATAACATATCTCCGTCTACAAATAATGCTTGTCCGTGAAAATCACAGAGGTATGGAACTAAAAATCTTGAATATATGAACGCATTACTGCCATCTTTATGCGTTTCCATATAGTTTGGTAATGTATTTAATGCTAATGGTGTGAAACTAACCGGTATATTTGCTTTTTCTATTACACTTTGGCAAAACACATGGTATGCGACTGGTTCTACTACGCCATCAAATCCTACGAATATTCTGAGCATCTTTGAATTATCTGCTCTTTTTCATTGTCTGTCAAATAAACCCAGTTTCTTATTTCATGTAATGTTCTATGACATTTTATACAGTGGTCATCAATTAAATGACATTCATACGTGCATGGACTTTCTACCAT